CAGAAAAAGTGATTGTCAATAAAACAACGGGCATCCTATGAGCGATGTCCGTTGCAAATCCTGCCGTTTCTTTACGCAGGCTCAGGTTATGGGCTTGTGCCGTCGTTTTCCCGAAACTCAAAACAAGCACGAAATGGATTGGTGTGGCGAACACCAGTTGATTGCCCATGAGCCGGTCTATGAGCCTGTAGCTTATGAGCCTGTGGCGCAAACGAAAAAAAGAGGAAGGCCGAAAAATGGACATTAAACCGTTGCGTAACCGCGTTGTGGTGCGCCCTGTGGTGCGCCGCTTGTCGGACATCTTGTACGTCCCGAACAGCGAAAAGTTTAACGAAGGCACTGTGGTGGCTGTTGGGCCACAGGTGCGGGACGCGCAGGTTGGTGACTTTGTGAAATACGGAAACGGCACTTATTTGGACTGGCCGGTTCATGAGGTTGATGGGCAGGATTATCAGATTATTCAGGAAGCCGACATCGCTATGATCGTCGAGGCTGAGAATGGCTAAACACGACAAGCCGATTCCTAAGACCACGACCGGCAAGGGCAAGAATTACAACCCGACCGAGAAAGGCGCGGGTATGACCGCAAAGGGTCGGGCAGAGTACAACCGCAAGAATGACGCGAATTTAAAACCACCAGCACCAAACCCCAAGACAAAGGCTGACGCTGGACGCAAGGCGAGCTTTTGCGCGAGAATGGAAGGGGTGGTAAAGCACGCCAAAGGCCCGGCAGAACGGGCAAAGGCATCGTTAAAGAACTGGAATTGTTGAAAGGAATATCATGTCTAACACGCAAGCCATTGGCGTTGCATACGCTGACCCAGCCCTGAATAGTTTTGAAGTCGGCACAGCGACAGTGCCTATTGCCAATACTGCATCAGGCAACCTTAACCAGATTTATTCCACCACCACCCACACGTCGGGTGATTTTCGTGGCCTGTATTCCCGTGTGGAATTTGCTGGCGCTGGCGCTGGTGAAACTCTGCGGGCTTTGTCCCGTGTAACGGCTGCGCAAGGCGCTGGCCAGACCACCAACGGCGCACACGTTAGCTTGTCGGTGAACACCGGCGGCACGATCAGCGGTGCTGGTAATGCTTTGAGAGCTACCATCGGCGGTTCGTCCACTAACCCTGGCGGCACCTTGGCTGCACTGCAACTGGATTCGGACTTTGCATCCGGCGGCACATGGAGCAACGCATCGTTCCTGCGCGTGACTAATAGTGGCACTGGTATAGTCGGAAATTTTGCCGCCATGCCACCAGTCAATGTGGCCGGTGTGTTCCGTGCAGTGGTTGGTATTCCAGCGGCTACACATACCATTCCGATTACTAGCGGCGGTACGACTTATTACATCATGGTCAGCACCATTGCCTAATGGAAATAAGCCGAGAGTTTATCGAAGCTGAAATTAGTGAGGTTCAGCGTGAATTGCAAAAAGCACAAACCTTTGTGATTCAGGCTGAAACCTCATTAGCAATTTATCAAATGTTGCTGACGCGATTAAGCAAAGGCGACGATGAGTTGTGCGAAGGGGAATCGAATGGCGACTAAGCCGGGTTTATACGCAAACATCCACGCTAAACGCGAGAGGATCGAGCGCCAAAAGGAAGCAGGCAAGACCCCTGAACGTATGCGCAAGCCTGGGTCAGAAGGCGCACCCACGGCTAAAGCGTTCAAAGAAAGCGCCAAAACAGCGAAGAAGAAATGACACCTGACCAAATTGCTAAACGCCTGGCTGAACTGCAAGAACTGGCGAAGCAACATGAATCGATCCTGTTGCAGATCAGCGGCGCAATCCAAGAGTACAACCGTGTACTAGCTGAAATGAGCAAAGGAGCGAACGATGCCGCTGACCAAGTCGAGCAGTAAACAGGCTTTCCAAAAGAACATTAAAGCGGAAGTCAAGGCCGGTGTGCCTGTGAAGCAGGCAGTCGCGATAAGTTTTGCCGTTAAACGGGCTGCTCAGAAGAAATCTTCGCCGCGTTCCAAATAGGGCGCATTCTTTCTTCTAGCTCAATTTTTTGATGTGCTGCGTTGGATAACACCGCAAGATTTTCGATACGGTTGTCGTGAGAATTTCCGTTAATGTGGTGGACATGTTCCCATGATTCCAACTTGCGGCCTAAATGTTGTTCCATAACGTAGCGATGAACTCTTACTTGCTTGCCATTTACGGTCATGGTTTTGTATGTGTGCTTCGGCAGGTTGGTCGGTTTAAAACGAAATTGAGAAAATTGTTCTAAATGAACTTTAGCCAAACACGAGCGAGAACAATATTTGGCAATGTCTTTTCGATAGGTAGGCACTCGAAAATTGTTGCCGCAAACAATGCAGCACAAAATTGCACCAGTTCGATCACGTTTCTTCATGCTATTGCTCCTTACGTTGCTATTGCTTATCTTAGCATGAGTTTTTTAAAAGTGACAGCGGTGACATAATGAGCAAAAAATTGGTAAAGTTGTCAGCAAATCAATAAGTTGGAGGTAGAAACAACGTGTCAAGCGGCGGCGCACCAATAGGCAATCAGAACGCGGCTAAGTCGAGGATGTTCTACGACAAGCTGCGGCTGGTATTGACGCAAGAGCCAGAGCGTTTGCGCAAGATCGCCGAGGAATTGGTAAGCAAAGCCGAGCAGGGCGAAGCGTGGGCGATCAAAGAGTTGATTGACCGCGTAGACGGGAAGGCGCATCAAGCGGTGGCGCTGGAGAACGCTGACGGCAGTTCGATACTGACAGGCATTCAGGTAACATTCATTAAGCCCGATGCAGATAGTAATTAAGGCTGGTCGCCTGCAAATCTACTTCTGCCTCGGCAAGCTCTATGACATCAACATGGACGGCTGGTCGCGGCAAGGCTTCACAGTCGCGTGGCTAGGCAAGCGTCGCCATATTTTTTCTAAGACTTGGGCAGCATGAGTGACCTTCAGGGCATAGTCGCCAAGGCTGAGTTTCCCAGCAAGGCGCAAGTCTTATTCAATCCACCAAAGACACGCTATCGCGTCTTGTACGGTGGGCGAGGCGGGGCAAAGAGCTGGGCGGTTGCTAGGGCATTGCTCATTAAAGCCGCCAAGACACCGCTGCGTATCCTCTGCGCACGGGAATTCCAGACATCGATCCGCGACAGCGTTCACAAGCTACTGTGCGACCAGATCGTTGCGCTGGAGATGACTAGCTTCTTCGAGATTACGCAGAACGCGCTACGGGGCAAGAATGGCAGCGAGTTTGCGTTCGTCGGGTTAAAGAACAATATTGCCAACGTCAAATCCTACGAGGGCATCGATATTTGCTGGGTTGAGGAAGCGCAGACGGTCAGCCGGAATAGCTGGAATATCCTGATCCCAACGATCCGTAAGGAAAGCAGCGAGATATGGATCACGTTTAACCCTGAGCTGGAGACGGATGAGACGTACCAGCGGTTCGTGGCCAAGCCGCCTGCTGACGCGGTGGTTCAGAAAATCAACTGGTCTGACAACCCGTGGTTTCCTGAAACTCTGCGGTCTGAAAAGGACTCGCTTAAGGCACGGGACGAGGAAGCGTACAACCAGGTCTGGGAAGGGCTATGTCGGCAGACAGTCGACGGGGCGATCTTTGGCGCTGAGATGGCTAAAGCCGAGACTGAGAATCGGATTATGAAGGTGCCGTATGACGCAACCAAGCCGGTCCACGCAGTCTGCGATCTTGGCTGGGCTGACGCTACGGCGTGGTGGTTTATTCAATTTATCGGGATGGAAACGCGGCTGATCCGATACTTTGAGGACACCCAGCGCACGATGACCAGCTATCTGGCTGATCTGCAATCCTTCGGCTATGTGTACGACACGATCTGGCTGCCGCACGACGCGCAGAACAAGACGCTGGCCGCCGCAGGTCGGAGCATCGAGGACATCGTGCGGAGCGCAGGGTTTAAGACGCGGGTGCTGGAGCGCGTGCCGGTGGTTGACTCAATCAACGCCGCGAGAACTATCTTCCCAAATTGCTACTTTGATAGAGAAAATACCGCAGATGGTCTAAACTGCTTGCGCCATTACCGCTATGAGGTTGACCCTGATACCGGCCAGTTCAGCAGGAACCCGTTGCACGACAGATATTCGCACGGGG